GAGTCTCGCCTGAACCACATTTTTTAGGGGTTGCTGAAGGTGGCAAGTAAAAGTGTTCGCACTGTCTTGTCCAATCGTGTCAACGGTTATGGTGTGATACTCATAGTCAAGATCTGGAATAGTCTGGGGCGAGGTAACCAAAGCCATTTAGTATTAGCTTAGATTAAAGATCCACCGATTCCATCCTCAATCTCATAGCCCGCTTGTTCCGCGACAAGCTTTTCAGAGCCACAGACACCACCTGGTGTGAGACTCTTTGTGTAGGTGCTCCCCTCACTGGTGTGACCGGGGGCGCATTCAAGGCGGTGTTCCAAGTTGAAGATGGACTCTTCATTGATCGCCTTAATGGTGATTGGTCTGGGTTGGTACTTGCTGGTGTTTTTCAACATACCGAGCACAAAGATCAGAGCGATCAAGGCAACAATGGACATGATGGCATTTCGGTTAGCACGGTTAAGGTTGAGCATTTATAATGTACATATATATTTTTTCTAAAGTGCGTTAAAGGTTATTGAATAGTTTCCTATTAGAGAGTAGATGGCTGAAGAAATTGTCTTAGATCGTGGGAGTGCCACTGTGATGAAACTTGACGCCGATGAACAGGCCCTGATGGATGAAATTGAGATTTCAGCTTCGCGTCCTCAGCCTGTGCGTCGTCCACCACAACAGCAAGTGCGCCGCCCACCACCACCACAACAACAAGAAGCCATGGATGCTTTCGTGAATCCAACCAAGCAAACAGCCCCACCACAACAACAACAAGACGAAGAAATTGACTACGGTGAAGATGAACCAATGTTTTTTGACGATGCCGACGATGGCCCAGAAATGGGTATGCAACAAGAACAGCCATCTAAAGGCTACAGCTCTGTAGATGAAGAAAAAAGTGATCTTGTTAATAAATTGGGTCGTCTTGAGAAGAAAGGTTTTGCTGTTAACAAAAGACTCAATGTGTATTCAAGCGTTGAAGACCTCCGTACAGAAGTCAAGCGGATTACCTACAGTATTGATGTTGAACAATCTATTCGCTTCTCTCGGCGTATGTTGGTAGCCTGTGTTACAGGCTTGGAGTTCCTCAACAAAAGGTATAACCCCTTTGAGATCCAACTTGAGGGTTGGTCGGAGTCTGTCATGGAGAATGTAGATGACTATGACGGAGTCTTTGAAGAGTTGTATGTCAAGTACAGAAGCAAGGTCAATGTTGCCCCCGAGGTCAAACTCATTATGATGTTGGGTGGTTCAGCGATGATGTTCCACTTGACAAACAGTATGTTCAAGAGTGCTCTCCCCAATATGAATGATGTTCTCAAGCAAAACCCAGACCTTGTCAAGAATATGATGTCTGCCGTTCAAAACACAACCCGCGCACCATCTGGACCAGCTGATGCGGCTCCAGTGGGTGGCACTGGTCAGTATGAGATGCAAGGTCCAGGTATTGACATCTCAAGTCTCATGGGTGGTGTTATGATGCCACCCCCACCACCAATGAATACAACTCCAATCCCAGTCACTGAACAAGATGATGATGATGTGTCCGATATTGTTTCCATTTCAGGAGAATCCACGGGTGGTGAAGTGAAGGAAGTGAATATTGAGTCCAGCAAGTCTAAGCGAGGACGCAAAAAGAAGAAGACCGAAATTAATCTCTAAGTACAGTATAAATGATAGGCTACTGTCCTTTGGAGGAACTCGAACCTCCTGCCAGACAACAGCAACCTGTTGTTAGTCCAAAGGTTGAAAGCAAACCTTTGGCTGGCCTCGAGGAAACTGAATGTAATTACGTCGTCATGGCTTTCATTGTCGGTGTTTTATTCCTTGCCGTCTCTGACTCCATCAGGGCGTAAATTGTTATTAATTCTACTTTTGGGATCTTTACTCCCCATTAGGTAAAATTGATTTAATATGTGAATGTTGTAATTTCCGTTTGACCACCTGTACCACTGTCCAAGTTTCCTGGAATTGTGAGATTTCTTGTGACCTTTGTAACTTTTCCACCACACGAAGACATGAGTTCTATGGAAATATCGTAACTGTATATCCTGGCCACATCAATATTATATGGAACTATACTTATACCCCTTTGACCAGTTGTCACAGTTGGACTCCATGGATAACTATTTGTACCACCAAAAACATTTTTGGTGCCAACAGCTACATCCAAAGTTGGATTGGAAGCATCCCCCGTACCACCATGAACTTCAAGAATCATTGTACTCAAATCTTCTACAGTGGAACCATCTGTTCTCCTCAACATGGCAACGATTTTTGCAAAAAATGCACCTTTATCAAATAATATTTGAATATCTTTAGCATCACCCGCTGCTACACTAAATGTGTGTGCGTATGTCTTACGAGAAACCTGGTTAGAGCTTGTTATAATACCACCACCTGTATGAACATCGGTTTGTGGAAGTGACCCCCCAAGATTTACAGCAATTCGTGTGAAATCAATATTACCACCAACACTGACATCACCTGTAATATCAAGGTCGCTGTTAATAAATGTTGTTTTGTCCGCTGTGACCGGTTGAATATACACGTTACCAGTCGTATCTGAGTAAATATTGGAGATCCCAGTAGTTGTCTTGAGTTCTATAATGGCATTTGATGAAGGACTCTCCACTCTCGCAACACCATTAAACACATGGAACTTTGTAGCTGGGATAGGCGTGCCAATACCCACATTACTTGTATGAATGAGGTGCATACAGTTTGTTTGGGTGCTATTGTTGGCGACACCCATGACAAGACCTGTGGTACCATTCGTCGCATTGCTGAAACCACGTGCATATGCACCCTCACCGTCATTTGTATATAGGAGCAAACCCGTTTCTTTATTGTCGCCACTACTTTGAAGTTTCAAGAGGTCTATACTTTCAGTTGTTGTATCATAGATGTGAACATTTGCAACCGGCGAATCCGTACCGAAACCCAATTTACCTTCTGCATCAAACCGAGCAAATTCATCGTCGTTGCTGTCATCAATTTCGTGTACAAAAGTCAAAGCGCGACGAGTAGAACCATCTAATTTACTTCTAATAATATTACGACTTGTAGCACCAGTTGTTGTGGAAAATTCAAAGCCGGTGAGCTTAAATGAACCCCCACCCGAAAACTCAAGATCGCCATTTACAACAAGCTTAGTATTCGCACCCCTCCCATCTGCATCACCACGTTGACCACCAACAACTACGAGACCATTATCACATATGACCATTGGCTTATCTGTTTGACCATCCATTGTCTCCAAAATTTCACTTGTTCCATATAGGGATTCTCCAGATGATGTATATGTTTGAAATACATGTTCACCCGCTATGTGTCTAATTCTATCGGGTCCGTTATCAGCCGACGAAGCGTCGTTACCCTTAAAGAGGAGCAATTCGGTTCTTGAAAAATCGGTATTATATCTTCTCTCTATGATATGTGTATTACCAAATTCATCACCCGAAAGTCCCGAAAATGAAAGTTGTTGCCCGATCACAACATTACCGACAACTTCTAATTTACCCCGTGGCACATCTGTACCTATACCCACGTGACGATCCGCACTACTTATGAAGAGAGCTGTTGCAGAAGAATCCAAAACTCTCCGGTAATTCTCCGTAATTCTAAAATCATCGTCCTTTGTTACACCCGATGACCAACCTGTCAAGGCTCCGCCATCTTCAAGTATATAACTTGTAAATGCATTACCCACATTTAATTTGGTTTCTACTGCCACAATAGCATCACCATCATCGTGGTTATGTAGGAGAATACCGTTTTCAGTTGGATCTGCAAAACCTGAACCTGTGACCTCAAGAAATGCGGAGGGTTGCGTGCTACCAATTCCAACTTTTCCAGAACTTAGGAAGGTCATCACATCAGCATCAGTTTGGTAGTTATCACTCGCTAAATAAAGATCAAGTCGTGATCTAGAAGTTCCATCCGCGGTCTCATGTTTCCCTAACTTGAATGAGGCTCGGGCTCCATGTTCTATACCATCACCTTCACGAGTTAAATCTAATACACGACCCATATCAGTCGTACTTATAATCGGGTGTGTGTTGGTGATAACCATTGGTGTTTCTTGGTGAACATATGTACCACGTTTCACAACTTGGTCGTTTATTAACACAGTTCCACCGGAAGTGTGGAGTCTACCCACTGGTGACGCTACATTTATACCCACATTACTTGATTCCAAGAGAGTCAATTTGGGTGTACCCATTGTGGGTGTGGTACTCGCGAAAAAC